GGATGCTAATGTCAGTCGGCATGTCAGATCAGCGAGTCCTCGATGACGAGCGAGTAGTAGCCGGTCGTCGGCAGGATCAGGACGGCCCCGTTGCCGAACGTCACGACGATCTCGGCCTTGCACCGATCGCCCTGCAGGTAATCTCCGATCTCCCGGGAGAACTGGCAGAGCCCGGTCGTCGGGTCGAGGATCTCCAGGTCCTCGTTGATCACGGTTGCTCCGGTGAGTTTCGACCGGGCGACCAGCCGCACCGTCGCTCCGGCAAGGGGGAGCGGGGTGTCGGGAGTGTCCGGTCGGTAAAGCGTCACGCGGTAGAGCGGGAGCGTGCTCCCCCTTTTGAATTTGATGTCGTCTGTCATATCGGATACACCTCCTCGAACGATACCGAGACCCCGCCCGACACGTCCGGAATAGCTGCCGAGATGCCAGCGAGGTAGCCGCCAACCCCGACGACTGCAGCAGGGCGATCCGCAGCGACCAGGGGATCCCGCGTGGCTGCCAGTATGGCGGCCTCCCCAACAACCCCCCCGGGACGAGACTGGAGGGTGCCGGGGCAGGAAAACCGGGACAGCCCGAATCGCCGGGCCCCGGGTACCAGGTACGAGGGTGCGGCGGCCAGGTATGCCTGTGCATCCAGCCAGACCTCCAGGGGGGCCTCTACTGCGACGGTCCGGGGTGCCGCTGCAAACGACCGGGTGGCGTCAACAGTAGCACTCTCGCCTGCAACCTCGACGACACGAGACTGCCGGGTGCCGAGAGTGGCAAACCCAGCGAGAGTGTACCGCATCATGATTCAACTCCGACTATAGATCGTCTCGATCCCATACATCCCCTCACCATCAGATACGATGTCGGCGATCGGCACCCGCCGGACCTCCTCCTCTCCCCGGAACAGGATGTATTCATCTCCCTCAACAATCAGCCGGTCCGCGTCGATTTCCTCGACGCCGGCGGCCGTGTGGATGCGCATAATCTGTTTTCTAGTCATTATCTCGCCTCAATTGGTTCGAACGCTACCCGTAGGAACGGATGTTGTTCGGCGATCTGGCAGTTTAGCCCGTGAGTATCGGCGTGCTTCGCGTAGCCGACCCACGACGATATCGACGCCCGAGCATCTCCCTTGAACGTCCCGGCCTCCATCTGCCGGAGTCTCCGGTAGACCCTCCGGACGTTCCGTGACAGGACACGGATGTGGTCCCGATAGACCCAGTATCCAAGGTACTTGACGCCGCAGTCGACCGGAGTTAGTACCTGCTTGTCCGGATGGAGTCGAAGGTGAAGACGGTCGGCCAGGAACGTCTTAATCTCGTCACGCCATTCCCAGAGTTGTTGTTTGTCTTCGTGGACCAAGGCGACATCATCCATGTACCGGATGTAGTGCTTGATCCGGAGGTCGTGTTTTGCGAACATATCGAGCTCATGCAAGTAGATGTTCGCAAACACCTGTGATGTCAAGTTGCCAAGCGGGATGCCGACATCCGGTCCGTCCCCGTAACTCTTGACTATCTGCCGAATCAGACGCATGAATCGCCGGTCGCGGATCCGTTTTGCGACCAACCCGATCAGGATCTCGTGGTCAATGCTCGCAAAATAGGATTTCACATCCAATTGCAGGACGTACCCCGATCCAGCCGGATACCTACGCATGAACTGTTGCAGCCTATCGGTCGCTGCGTGCGTTCCTTTCCCGACCCGGCAGGCGAACGAACCAAACGGGAACGTCGGATCCCAGATCCGGATTAAGAGTGTCGACACTGCGTGGTGCACGATCCGGTCCCGGAATGGGGGGGCATTGATCAACCGGCGTTTAGGGTCCTCGACGAAGAACCGGGAGTACTTGCCCGGTCGCCACCGGCCCTCTACGAGTTCGTCGCGGAGGGCGAACAGATTGTGTTCCCGGTTCTGCTCAAACTCTATCGCGTACTCTCGCTCACGTTTCCCCCGCCGGCAGAGCTGATACGCTCGGTAGAGCGCCGGGAACGTGCAGATCTGTTCGTAGAGGCCGGTATACGATTTCATGGTCTTTGTGGACGGGGAGGGTTCGGATCTCGCCTACTACCTCCCCGGAGCCTGTTTTGTATTCCGCTGCATCGAGCGACGGGTATTCCGGATGATGTACTGTTGATCTGATTTTTACGTGCAACCGTAGTCACACATACCATCCTCAAACGGTATTCCGCGGAAGCCGATGTTCG